CTATAGAATGGATCCTATAGAAGTCTCCCACGCCCTTTACGAGGGGCTAGCGTCCTGGTGCATGTCGCGAAGAAAAGGCACCAAAGATCCAAACTTTCAGGATTTGTGTCGGTTGGCGAGGCATTGTGGCCTCTGTGAACCGCCCAAATGTTTGGATTCTGCATTGACTGAATTCCTGAATTCATTCGACCCTCCATCTTGTGTGGAACACGACAATATTCTCAAAGAGAGAATTGTGCACTCTATCCAGCAAGCTAACCGAATGGTAGCAGTCTACACTGACATTCTGAAATTTTACGGAGTGTTAGGGAGACTCCACCCAAAAGGGTGGCTCTGGTACGGGGTGCTTGGTCTTCTCGAGAAATATTTGAAGTGGTCCACAGCCGACTTCCTGGCTCGGACCCTGGACCAAGAGGACTTGCCTCCTAATCCGGGTTTCGAGCTTGGTCTTCCCTTCACTGGACCTGCTGCATCACACCTCAAACGTGTATGCCTGTTCAACCGCAAGCGAGGCCTGCGCAGTACTTACGCTGTGGCCCTTGCGTATTCCCTGTACCAGGGCAAGGGTGGTTCACTGCCCGTCTCGGCGGAGTTCCTTGAGAACTCCGTCGAGAGAGCTGTGAATGCACTCTGTACCCCGAGAACGGGAATGACTGAGGACATATTTGATGTTATGTCTGAGCAGGTTCGAAGGACCGTCCGTGAATGTTTCCCTAGGCACCACTCAGAGAGGGCTCGACCTGGATCCCACCGGATTCCAAGTCTACGCTCATCCTTCCAAAATTCAAGGAAGGACTGGGGCGCCTTTGGACACATTGTCTCTGCATCCATCAGCATCGGGTTTCCCTATCTTCTGGGTCACTGGCACCATAAGACTAATATTGAGCTAGTCTATGGACCGTCGGATCCAGAGGATGTCCAATTGGACTATGAACAGAGTTACCGGAGAGCTGTACTTATGGGCAGGTGCCGCTGTTATCCCGTTGGGTTGCTCGAACCTTTTAAGGTTCGGGTTATTACCCGGGGTGACGCGGATATGTACCACCTAGCTCGGCGATGGCAGAAGACGATTCACGGATGTCTTAGACAACACCCTACGTTCCAGCTGATCGGTGGTCCCATAGATTGGTCCGCGCTCAATCACCTAAGTGAGCGGACGGATATATGTGACGACCGATACTGGGTCTCTGCAGACTATACATCTGCCACGGACAATCTCGATCCAGAGCTCTCACGAGTCTGTATGGAAGAGATCTGTCAGAGACTGGGTGTTCCTCTAGAAGACCAACTTGTACTGTTGAGAACGCTCACTGACCATGATCTTTATGAAGAGTCAGGAGATCTCATTGGTTCTCAGGCCTGGGGACAGCTAATGGGTTCACCAAGTAGCTTTCCCATTCTTTGTCTCATCAACGCAGCCGCAACAAGGTTTGCCCTTGAACTAGCAAATTGGAAGGTAGGGGAGTATAAACTCACCGACCTGCCTATGCTCTTCAATGGGGACGATGCTGCCTTTAGGGCTAATGAACAAGAATACACGATTTGGAAAGGAATTACCAAATCAGTGGGCCTGGAGTTCTCTGTAGGGAAGAATTTCTTTCACAAGAGATTCTTAATTTTGAACTCCGCAGTACATGAGGATGTCGGACGTGTAGACTTTTTTGGAAGAAGGTTTTCCCGCCTTGAACCTGTAGTCACTCTCTCAAGCTCCCTGCTTTATGGGCAGGTGCGAGTTCAGAGTGCATCACAGAATGACAGGACACATCTTTGTCAAAGTGACCTTTCAGTTGGTCGATCTCTGGGCAAGATGTGTGAGGATCTTGTTGCAGGCCATTCTGAAGAGCAGCGCGATTTCCTGATAAAGAGATTTATCCAGGTTAATAAGACACTGCTCGCCAAATGTCCTAAGGGGCAGGCGTGGTGTATACCCAGACGGCTCGGAGGCCTAGGCCTTCCAGCACCTTCTGGTTATGAGCCACGTCCCCCTCAGGCAAAATTAGCGGCCTATCTCGCTACGAGGCAACTTGATGATCCGGACCTCCGGGACTACCTCTATCCGGACCAACCTGATTTTCTCCGTGCTTACATCTCCTATCGCCAAGATCTCTGTAGAAAGCTTGGCATAGAGAGCACGAATGAGCAGGTGGTCACTCTCGAGCTTCCAGACCTTGCTCTGTGGGCCCCTATGGGGGCTGCAGGCGGTGACAAGACAGAGCTTGTCAAAAGGTCTATAAGGGCTTGGGAGTCTCTTAAGAAGAGGGGTTTAGCCACAAGTCTACACGCTATGAAGATGGATACCATAAGACACTGGACACAAGAGCCGCGTAACATTGCGGACGTCTCCAGTTGGACTGTCTCATGGTAAAAAGGGTCGACGTCAATGCATAGGGTTTAATCCCCTGAGCTGAATTCTCCCGGTCCAAGGGAGACCACATAACCTGTTCTTGTTCACTGTCAATATCCTTCCCCCCCAAAGCGTGCTTCTCTCTGTTAGAGAGCCGATTGGCTGCGGGTGGATAGCCGGTACGGCTACCAAAAGTTATACAACAGTTGAGTTCAAACAGGTCTATGTGGTTCAGCTCCA